GCTGCTCTCGACAGTTTGGACGACCCCATGCAAAAGAATACGGCGGCGGTAGCTTTGTTCGGAACCATGTACGAGGATTTGGAGGCCGGGATTTTACCTGTACTTTCCAACGTAGAGGGCGGAACAATCAAAATGCAGAACGCATTGGGGAAAGTTACAGACGAGGCAAAGTCTCTTGGGGACGAGTGGAAAGAGGCCGGCAATTCCATATCGACAGCATTTACAGCAGCCATTGAGCCAACGGTTACGGGCATTTCCAGTGCAATGGCTGGCGTTGCAAAAGGATTTGGGGAATTTTTAAATCAACACCCGGAAGTGGCAAAAGCAATCACAGCACTTGGCGTAGGATTTGGAGTTATGGTTGTGGCGATTGCGGCAGTTTCCGTGGCCTCTCTTACGGCCATTCCAGCGGTTGCGGCATTGGGGACGGCGATCAGTGCAGCTATTTGGCCGATTACCCTTATTGCGATAGCCGTGGCAGCGGTAGTTGCTGCTGTTCTTTTCCTTGCTGACGCTTTTAGTGCGGCAGAGGACGAAACCGCAGGCATGACAGCTACCACACGGGCGCAGTATTATGAATTGCAGGAGCTGAATGCAGAGTACGAGGAGGCTTGCGAGAAATACGGCGAAACCTCGGAGGAGGCTTCAAGGCTCAAGTATCAAGTGGACGATCTTTCGGCGGCGTTTGAGGCGAACAGGCAGACCGTAGAGGAATTTACTGCAGAGGTTGACGCTCTTTGCGAGAGTGTTTCGCAGTTGACGAGCGACTTCAACGACAGCATGACGGCCATTAAGAATACCGAAGTCGGCTCCCTTGCCCTTATTCAGAAATACGAGGATTTGGCTTCACAGGCAGACCTCACCGGGGCGCAGGAAAAGGAACTTGAGGCGATCACAAAGAGGCTTTCAGAAACATACCCGGATTTGGCAGCGCAGATGGACGGCGCAACGCTTAGTACCGAGGATTATGTGGAGGCCATGAAGAAAGTCTGTGAGCAGCAGGCAGAGGAGCAGAGGCAGGCGCAGGCACAGGAAACCTATGTTGAGGCATTGCAGAAACGGGCAGAGCTGACAGAGGAGATTGCAAAGGCGCAGGAAAATGTTAATCTTGAGCAGGCCCGAATGGACGACATGAGTGGCTGGACACATTTCTGGACGGCTGGCGAGTGGGACGACCTCGAAGCATATCAAGCAGCCCTGGAAGAACTGAATGCAGCGCAGGCAGAAAACGAGGCCACTATTGCACAGATTGAGCAAGGTTGGGAAGATATTTCAGCGGCGGAGCAGGCGGCAGCGGAGGAAACTGTTTCATGGGAGGACGCAGCAGCCACCGCTTATGAGAATGTAAAAGACAGGGTAATTGAGCTGTGCGAGGCTTATGGAGAGGCGTACAACGCTGCTCTTGAGAGTTTTGAGGGGCAGTTTGGGCTATTCGACGAGGCCAGCATGAAGTCAGAGGAGTATGTGAACTCAACCGTTGAAAATGCACAGGCCGCTCTTGACAGCCAGCTCGCCTATTGGGACAACTATCTTGCGAATATTGAGGTGCTGAAAAGCACTTCCGCCGAGCAGTTAGGCATTACGCAGGAAAATTACGAGGCTCTAATGGCTTATGCGCAGGACGGCAGCGAACAGGCCGCCGGGCTTGCTGCAAGCATGACCGAAGCAATTCAGAACGGCGACGCAGAGGCAGTGGCGGCTCTTGCGAATACTGTTGGCGAGGTCAATGCAAAGCAGGAGGAGATAGCAGCGACCACGGCAGACTGGATAACCAATTTCTCCTCCCAAATGGACGAAATCGAACAGGAAATGCAGTCTACGGTGGAGGGTATGAACTTAGATACCGAGGCCGCAGCAAGCGCAACGGCGACGATCAATGCCTACGCAAATTCTATCAGAGCCGGAAAAGCCAACGCCGTATCAGCGGCGGAGGAGGTAGCGAACGCAGTTTCGGCGGCGTTTGCCTCCGCAAAGACAAGTGTAAATGTCAGTGTAAATTCCAGCGGCGTTCCCGGCCATGCGAACGGCACGACCAACGCAGAGAGCCTATTCCTTGCCGGAGAAAAAGGCCCGGAGCTGGTGGCACGTCCGGCAGCGGCATACGCAAACGGCACGACGGACAGTACAGACTATTTTATCGCTGGGGAAAACGGGCCAGAGCTGATTGTTGGGGAGCAGGGCAGCACCGTATTCCCGACGCAGGAAACTGACAGGCTCATATCCGCTTTGAACGAGAAGCAGCAGCCGTTACAGTTATTTACTGACACAGGAACAACGGGCAGATCGGAGGGAGGCGGAGCGACAGAGCAGGTGAGGCGGATAATGCTTGAGATTGCAGGTAGCGGCGCAATCGAGGTAGGAGGCGGAGGGGCGGACAAACAGACAATCCTTGATGTCCTTTATGAACACCTCAAGCCCGTACTGATGAACATTATCCAGGGCGAAATTTATGAGGAGGGGGAGTATTCGTATGAGTATTAAGTACCAAATGTGGCTGACTTACAATGCAGAGAAAGAGAAAATACAGCTCCCCGTCCTCCCGGAAAGTTTCAAGACGAAGAACGGCAGCAAGAATGACAGCGTGAATATTGCAGGGCTGGGCGAAATTGTTATCATACAGAGCCGCCCGGCTCTGCAATTCAGCTTTTCGAGCTTTTTCCCGGCGACAAAATTCCCCGGCCTGCAGGTCAGTAGCATAAAGAAGCCGCTTTCTCTGATACAGAAAATCAACTCATGGAAAGCCGGAAAGAAACCAGTACATTTCATAGCGACGGCCTGTGGCGTAGACCTATATTGTACGATAGAGGATTTTTCTTACAGCGAGGAGGGCGGCGACCCCGGAACATACCAGTACAGCATTACGCTCAAGGAATACCGGGAGATCAAGGTACGGCAGGTAAAGGTGGATATACCCAAAGCCGTAGCGACGGTTAAAAAAGAGGAGCCGAGGATAGATAATACCGTACAGCCGCAGACTTATACCGTCGTAAGTGGCGACTGCCTATGGAATATCGCCAAAAAGTTTTACGGCAACGGCAGCCAGTACACGAAGATTTACGACGCAAACAGGGGAGTAATCGGCGGAAACCCGAATTTGATTTACCCCGGACAGGTTTTAACCATACCATAAGGAGGCGAGGACATGGTGGACGGAATAAGCCTAATCATCATCAAGGGCGACCAGCAGGGCTACGACGTTACCCAGCTCGTCGAACAGATCAAGTGGAGCGGCAGAAAAGGCTCCTCGTCCCGGACACTTTCGGTAACGCTGGTGGACGACGACGGATATAAACACGCCCGGAGCGGGATTGACGTGGAGCAGGGACATCAGTGCCTATTCAATTACAACGGGCAGGAGCTTTTCCGGGGCATTATTATGACGCAGACGCAGAACAATCGGAAAAGGCTCACATTCAAGGCATACGACAACGGCATTTATTTGGCGAACAATAAGGACACATTCACCTATGAGAATAAGACAGCCAGCGACGTGTTCCGGGACTGCTGCACCCGCTTTGGCCTGCCTATGGGGGAGGTTGCGGAATGCACCTACAAAATCCCGGAGCTGACAAAACCAAAGACGACAGCATTTGACACGATTGCGGACGCTTTGAGCCTTGATTTTGACGCTACTGGTATAAGGCATTATGTTTCAAGCGCAAAGGGGAAATTGAGCCTCCTCACGAGGCGAGAGAACATCATGCAGTGGGTAATTGAGGTAGGACAGAACCTCTCTAATTACACCTATACGAGGAGCATTGAGAAAATCAAGACACGGGTAAAAATGGTATCAAAAGAGGGAACGACGCTGGCGGAAAAGGCCAATGCCGGACTGGAGGAGAAGATTGGCGTATTTCAAGAGATAGACAAACCGGACGAAAGCCTCACTTCGGCGCAGATCAATGACCTCATTGAGAGCATACTCGACGAAAAGAGTACGCCGGAGCGGACGCTGGACGTGGAGGCAATGGGGATAAGTGATGTTATTTCCGGGATTGGTGTTTATATCATTATCCCGGAGCTGGAACTTTCCAGGACGTTCTATGTAGACAGCGACACACACACATTTAAGGATAATCTGCACACCATGTCGCTGAAGCTCAACTATGCCAACGACCTTGCGAAAGCAGGAAAGGGCGGAGGGGACAGTGGAGGCGGCAAGGATTACAAGGTAGGCGACGTGGTTCAGTTCAATGGCGGTCCCCATTATGTAAGCAGCGTAGCCAGCAACCCGACAGGATCGCCATGCGCAGCAGGCCCGGCAAAGATAACATTGATAGCCAAAGGCGCAAAGCACCCGTGGCACCTTATTCACACGGACAGCAGCACGAGGGTATATGGCTGGGTAGACGACGGTACATTCAGTTAGGAGGAGCGGATATGGCAGAAGAAACCGAAAAAACAAGCCTCAAGCAACTTTTTCAAGGAATGGCAGGGGACGGCGTGGAGGTTTTGCAGGGGATTGTAAAGTCCGCAAGCCCTCTGAAAATACAGATTGTCAATGATGATAAGCTGACAATCGGGCCGAACATTACCTACATTCCGAGGCATTTAACAGATTACACGGCAGACTGCACCATCACAAAGGGAACGGGTAGCGTAGACGGGCCTACATCAGACGGCAGCCGGCTCACAGATTTTACGCTGAACGGTAGCATTACAGTACATAATGCACTGAAAGTCGGGGAGAAAGTTCACGTCCTTTCTTTCAACCACGGCAAACAGTATTATTTGCTGGACAGAACGGAGGGGTAATCATGGCGGAGGTTTTTATTCCTATCCCGATAGATACGGTTACGGAGGCGGAGGAGCAGCCGTCATTGACATACCGCCTCGACCTAGAAAACGGGCGGATTGTTGGCCGGGTAGATAAGTTGGAGGCAGTAAACCAAGCTATCCGCAAGGCGATTATTACGCCACGTTTCAAATGCCTTATTTACGATAACCAGTACGGCAGCGAGGTAGAGGAGGCGATCATAGCAAAGGACGCAAGCAAAGAGTATATTGAGGCCGTGACGGAGGGCTTCATCAAGGACGCACTGCGCCCGGACACACGCATACTGTCAATTTATGATTTCAATTTTGAGTTCAGAGAGGACAGGGCCTATTTGTTTTTCCGGGCGGACACGATATTTGGAGAAACAGAGATTGAGGAGGTGATTTAGAGTGTTTGAGGATTTTACTTATGAGCGGCTTTTGGAGGACGTGCTGAACAATGCGCCGGAGGACATTGACACACGGCAGGGGAGTATTTTTTATGACGCAGTTTCCGGCATTTTACTGAAAGTCGCAAAGCTCTACACCGATCTTGACCTCGTTGTGGAAATGGTAAGCGTGGTTTCAGCCACCGGGGAGGCGCTGGACACGAGAGCCGGGGAATATGGCATTACGAGGCTTGCACCAACACGGGCGAAGTACCTCGTTACCTTTGAGGGAGTTATGCCGCAGGCAGGGGAGCGGTTTTACAACGACGGGCGGTATTTCGTCCTCCGGGAGGGGGAGGAGAACGGCCAGCCGATTTATTATCTTGAGGCAGAGGCAGCAGGCAGCGGCAGCAACGATATTTACAAGGGAACGCCAGCCGTCCCGGTAAACAATATTGAGGGGCTGGTTTCGGCGGAGTTTGGTGCGCTTTACGAGAACGGCAGCGACGCAGAGGAGGACGAGAGCCTCCGCACCCGTGTGCAGGAGAAGATTGCAGGCCCGGCGGAGAATGGGAATAAGCAGCATTACAAAACGTGGTGCGAAAGCATTGACGGGGTAGGCCGGGCGAGGATATTTCCACTTTGGAACGGGCCAAATACCGTCAAGGCGGTACTCATAGACGGCACAGGGCAGCCGTGCGGCCCCGGAAAGGTGGAGGAGGTACAAAACTATATTGACCCGGCGACAAGGGGCTACACGGCCACGGTAGACGGCAGGACGTACACGGTAGGGGACGGGCTGGGGGAGGGAGTGGCGAACCTCGGAGCGCATTTCACGGCGACGGGCGCAATCCCTCTCACGGTCAATGTGAGCTTTACGGCAGAACTGGCGAGCGGAGCCACAAAGGACGCAGCGAGGCAGGACGCAGAGGAGGCTATTGAGGAATACTTCAAGGAGCTAGTGCTGGACACGGCGGAGGCGGCGGATATTGTTGTCAGAGTATCGGCTGTCGGGGCGATTTTGAGCGGATTGCAGACGATTCTTGATTACAGCGATTTGAGGCTCAACGGAGCTGCGGTAAACATCACACCCGGAGAGGACGGCGTACCTATTATCGGGGAGGTGGATATTTTGTGAAATTCTACGACAAATATTACACCAGCAACTACGAGGAACTGATAACTTATTACCCCCGGTTTTACCGGGACGTGTTTGAAATGGTGGAAATCCTCAAGGCCCACGGCAGGATAGCCGACGGCATGGAGGATAACATTGAGCAGGCGTACCTCAACGGCTTCATAGATTACGCAGACGAGGCGACCATAGCAAAACTGGAAAGATTTTTAGAGATAGGGCTGAACAGAAACCGCACTCTTGAGGAGCGCAGGCGGCTTGTGAAGTCCTATTTTGTTGGCTTTGGGAAGATTTCAGCGACGCTCATTAAACAGATGATTGGAGCCTACACCAATGCCCCGGTGGATTGCAGGTTTGAACCTTTCGACGACGAGGGGAACAATATGCTCTTTATCGACTTCCAGCGCAGCGGCAACGAAACGATCTACATGAGCGATATTTTAATGTTGCTTTCAAAAAAGCTCCCGGCGCATATCGCATACAGGCCGGAGCTGGTTTACCGTTTCCCGGTGGTGGTTGGGCGCAGGAGGAAATATTACAGGTACGGCTATGACCTTTGCGGCACAAAGCCGGACACAGCCCTCCTCGGCATATCTGTTTTGAGGGATATGGTA